CTCACGACTTGGTGCGCGAGTTCGGTCGGCACGCAGCGCCGATCGCCCGTCGTCTGATCGAATTGACAGCCGCCGACGATCGTCACTTCGCACCGCAGCCCGTGATCGGCCGCGGCATCGACGAACCCGGTGAGCTGCGCGGCATAGTCGGGCCACGCCCACGGCTCGATCGCCCGGCCGATCCAGTCGACTTCGGCCAGGATGCGCAGATAGTCGAACCCCTTCGGCGCCAGCCAGGCCAGGTGCTCGAGCACGCGCGCCCGTTCGTACTTCCAGCCATAGAGCGCCCAGAAAAACGTCAGCCCGAGCGGGTGAAACGGCCCGGTATCGTCGCGCACGACTTTGTGTTCGGCGCGCACGAGGCCGACGCGCGTCGGCGCCGCGGTGACGGCGGGCCCGTCGAGCAGGAGCAGCGACGCCATCAGTCGACCAGCGGCACGGCGTAGACTTCGGCCGTCTCGGCGAAGATCGCGCGGTTGCCGTCCTTCGAGGGGTACCACGTTTCCCAGGCGCCCGCCTCCGCAAGCGGCCGCGTCTCACGCGAGCCGTCCGGTTGAATCGAGAGCACCGTGTCGGTCTGCCCTTTGGGGTAGTAGGTGACGAAGCGATCATCCTTCCCGGCGACGGGCACCGACGCGGCGCGTGAGATACAGAATGTAACGTCCATCTCGATCCTCCCTCTCTACTCAGACGGCCCAAACCGGTCGGCGAATTCCTCCGCGCTGATGACATCGATGGGCGCGCCCGTATGCCGATTTGAGATCACCCACTCGGTGAGTTGAATCTCGACGGCGCCGCCCGGGAGCACCACGCGCGGCCGATCCTCGGCGAAAAATGGGGGATCGCCGACATTCAGCACCACATGGATCGGCAGCGGCTGCCCGTCGAGATACTGCTCCGCGTAAATCGTGTGCGGCCGTTCGGTGCGCGTCTGTTGTTGCCCTTGCGGTGGATATGGCATCGAGTCCGCGCCTCCCTAGAACGTATAGAACGTTTGAAATGCGATCTGTGTATTGGCGGCGCTCAGGTTCCAGTTCGCGCCGTCGAGACGGTAGAGGTACACGTTCGGCGTCCCCGCAATAAAGCGCGCCCGGCCCACCACGCCCGCGCCCGCATCAATGGAAAAAAACACCCCATCCCCGGAGCGGATGGGCGTATACCCGGTGGGTAATTTCACCACGAACGGCGAGCCGGCCGCCCCGGTCACCGTCGTCGCCTGCAGCGTCAGCACAATAAAGAGGGTGCGCCCGAGCACCATATAGCTATAGGCGATTTGATTCGCCTGTGTCACCGTCCAGACCATCGGGTTGGTCCCGGTAAAGTTCGCCGCCGCATACGGGATATCGATCCAGACGCCGACGGGCGCCCACTTGGATCCAAACGTCGGCACCGCGAGATCGCGCGTGAGGAGGTCATTATTCGCGCCGCCAGTTGGGAGCCCCACTTGCGCCGCAATCGCCGCGTCCGTCGGATCGAGAATGACGGTCTTAATCTTGTCTTTATTCCAGATCGAGCCGACGAGGTTGGAGCCGTCGTCGTCGACGAGGGCAGTCCACGGGCCGCGGTCAATGGGCATTACGCTTCCGCCTTTCGGATCAAGTCCCGCAGAATCGCCTCGAGCGTATGGTGCACCGTGCTCGCGGTGACGGTGAATTTCGGGGCGAGCCGTTTCGCGATCCCGATCTCGGTGATCGTCACGTCCTGAATCGTGAGACTCTCCGCGATCGCCGGGGAGCTCACCGCGATCTCGACGGTCTTCCCGCTTTTCGTTTTCAGATCCCGCGTCGCATACAGGACGGTGACGAGCGGCCGGCTGTAGAGCGCGAGCTCGGCGTCGCACACCTGGCGCAGCGACGCTTCCGAGCGCCGCTCGTCGCGCACGATGTGCTCATAGATCCCGTCGCCCGTGCCGTCGAGTGACGCCATGTAAGCTTGGGCGGCGAGATCGTCGCGTTGGACCCAGACCAGAATCGGCGCATGCCGGATCACCGCCTCGAGGATCCCCGTGACGCCGACCAGGGCCGCCGCCGCCGTCACCGTCGAGTTGTAACTGACGCTCGCGATGATCGCGCCGGAACCCGTCGGGGGAATGCCCGTTAATTGCGTCGCCGTTTTTCCGCTGTAGCGGATCACCTGATCGCCATTCCCGACAATCGCCCAGCCGCCAGAAGCCGCGAACGGCGCCGCATTCGCGACGATCAGCGACGTCGAGCCGGCCGGCACTTGCCCGCTCGGTTGCGTGAGGCCTGACGTATCGCCGAGCGGCGCATCGGCACCCAGGCTGCTATCAGGCGCCGCGTCCGTGTGTGTCGTCGTCGTGTTGTTCGCGATCGTCGTCAGGAGTTTCAGCGCCGACGCGCCCGCGGCTGTGCGGTAGATCTTGCGCGCCGTCACCGCCGCGCCGCCGATCGCCACGGTCGCCGCGACTTGATTCGCCGTCGCGGTATTCGTCGCCGGCATCACCGCGCCGAGACTCGCGGCAGCCTTCGTGTCGGTGTATGTCGTCGTCGTGTTGTTCGCGATCGTGTCGACGAGTTGGTACGGCGCGCCGTTCGAGCTGCGATAGATCTTGCGCGCGGTCACCGCCGCCGGCCCAATCGCGATCCCTGACAGCGGGACGGATTGCGATCCCGTCGTGTCGCCCGTGGGCGCGAGCGCGCCGAGTGAACTATCCGCGCTCCCATCGTAGAAATACCCGCCCGCGGTGCTCCCGCCCGTGACGAGATACATCGGCGCCGCCATCGCTGCGGCGTTATTGGGATGCCCATGCGATCGGTACCACCGCACGACATAGCCCGCCGGGGGCGTGCCCGGCCCGAGTGAGAGATTCGACGCGCCGACATAGCCGGTCGGAATCTGCGCCGCCCCGTTGAAATACGGGCCGGTCGTGGCCTCGCTTGGCGCGGTTTCCGCCCCGTCGCCCGGCCGATAGAACGAGTATCGCCAGGCGTAATAGGCGTCCGCGTCTAATTGGTTCGCGCCGTGGCCTTGCGCGCCGCCAAACGGCGAGGGCCGCGCCGTGGGTAACGACACGGCCGCGATCGTGCTCACCGCCGCACTCGGCCCGGATCCGGTCGTCTCGCCGGTCGCCGTCACGAACGTCACGGCGTAGGTGTGCGATCCCGACTCGATCGCGCCGCCCGGCAGCGCCGCCCCCACGGCCGGCGCCGCCGGCGCCGCCGTGAGGCCGACGTCCACCGTCGCGACCGGGCTCGGCGTGCTTTCCCCTACCGCCGTGACGAACGTATACGCGTACCGATGGATCCCCGCCTCGATCCCCGCGCCGGCCACGGCGGCAACCGTCGGCGCCGCGGAGGGCGCCGCGCCCGGCCCCACGAGGCCGCCGCCGCCGCCGAGCTGCGCGCCCGTATACGTGAGGATGCGCGACGCGGCGCCGTCCGGCGAGATGCCCGCGATCGCCTGCCCGCCGGCCGGGTTGAACATTTCAGCGTTCTCGACGGGCACGGTCGACGCGCCGGCATCCAACGCCGCGACGATCCGCGTACTCGCGCCCTTCCCGTACACGCGCGTCCGCACTTGCGACTTGTCGACCGTGCTTTTGATCGCGGGCTCGTGCAGAAAGCGGTTCGGTGTGTCGTCGATCGGATCGGGCGCCGGCCCCGGGGGCGTGAGAAAGAGAAACAGCGTGCGGTTCTCAAAAAACCAGTAGCCGCCGATCAGCTTCGCGATCGCCGTGAGACAGCCCTTCATGCCGGCTTCGCTGCCGTCGAAATTGATCGAGACGGGCGGCAGGTTCGGCTCGACGCCCGCCGTCGAATAGCCCGGCGCATACGTGGTGATCAGCCACTCCGCGATCGCCGTCGCTGATGTGTTCGTGAAGAGCCCGAGCGGGCGCTTGCGGTTCGCGCGCGCCGTATCGTCGATCGCCGTGCAGGGATGCAGGACCGTCGTCGGCCGCCCGGCGTACGTGCGATTGACGGTCTGTAGCTCGCCCGCGAAGAGGAGCACCGCGGGATCGACGCTGATCCAGATCTCGAGCCGCTGCCCGACGCGGGGCGCGGCGCCGTAGAGCGTCAGCGTGCAGGTATTCGGCGCATCGAAGACGAGATCCTTGATCGAGAGCGACTTGAAGATCACCCGGATCGGGGCGCCCGGCGCCGTTAGGTCGAGCCCGTCGAGCAGGATCCGCACATGCGTCGGCCGATCCGCGGCCTGCTCGGCGGTGAGGTAATCCAGGCGGAAGTTATTCAGCCGGGCAGAGCCGAGAACGGCGGGCTGATACGGCATCAGCTCACCAGCGATCCCTGTTGCACCGTGCGCCCAACTTCGTCGGAGACGCGCCGCGCGATCCCGCTTTCGGTGTCCACAATGTTGAACGTGTTATTCACCGTTGGCCGCTGCGCCTGGCCTGACGCGAGCGCCCATGAGAGGAAGTCGGGCGTCGGCCCGCCGCCGATCATGCCCAGGCTCGAGCCGCCGCCGTACCGCGCGTTGTAGTTATTGAACGCGGCATTGAGATCCTGAAACTGCACGTCGCCCACATTGACGCTCGCCGAGCCCGGCGCATTCTTGCCGCCCATCGGGCCCGCCATTGCCGCCGCGCTCAACGCGGCGAATTGATCCGGCAGCTCGCCGACGACTTCGGAGGTAAACCGCAGCTTCGTATTGAGCTCTTCGACTTGCGGATTCAGATCCGACGCGATCGTCGTCGACGCGAAGGCCATTTCCTCATACCAATGCGTCATCGATGTGGCGTTCTCTTTCACGAAGGCATCCAGCGATCCGAGCGCGGGCTCGGTCGCCGCCATGGTCGCGAGGTTCAATTTCATTTGGCGATCGAGCGCCGCGACTTGCGTCGTCGTGAGCCCGAGCGCCAGCGCGATGGTGTTCTGGTTGGACGTGTAGTTCAGCGCCTCCGTACCGGCCTTCGCCAGTGCCGGCGGGATCGTGTCCAATGTTTTATGCCAGCCGCCCATCGCTTCGTTTAGTTCGGTCTGTGCTTTCGTGATCGCCTCATACCGCGGCCGCGCTTCGTCGGCCCAGGCTTTCTGCGCTTTCGTGCTCGCCTCCACGCCGCGCGTGTACCATTCGATCGCCTCTTTGCTGATGTTGTAGTGCGTCGCGAGCTGTTGCACCGTCGAGCTGTGATTTTTCAGTTCGGCGGTGATCGTCGGCATATCGTCCCGATGCCGCGCGATCTCGGCGTTCCACTGCGCGACGCGCGCCGTCCCGGTGTTGAGGCTCTCGGCCATGGCGACGGTATGCGTCGCGATAATTTTCTGGGCTTCGCCGAAGTCGGTAATCGCGCGGCCGGCGATCGTCGTCGCCCGACTCAGCACATCGAAGCGCGCGGCCGCAGTTTGCGCAGCCACGTCCCCGAACCCCAGGAGCGACGCCGTCGCATTCCCGATCGCCTCGTCGAGACTGAAGAAGTCCGCCACGGCGCGGCCAATCTGCCAGCCGCCCACCGCCGCGGCCACCGTCAGCCCCGCCGTCCCGATCAGCCCGATATCGCTCGCGGTTTTCCCGGCCGCGCTGCCGAGCTCGCGCACGGCTTGAATCTGCGGGCCGATGCGAATCCCGAACAGCGACAGCATTTTGTCGGCGGCGCTCATGCCCTCGCTGAATTCCCCGATCGCGCCCGACGTGCGCCCCGACGCGCCCTCGAGCTCCTTTAGCCTGACGACCGATCGATCGACTTCGATCACGAAGTCGCTGAAGTCCGCCGTCATCGTGCCGGTTAGGGCAGCCATTAGGCGGGCGTCTCCTGCGCGGCGTGGCGGGCGTGCAACTCCTCGACGAGCACCTCAAACACCGATTGCGGCAGGGCGCGCACGTCGGCGTAATTCAGGCCGATCAGATTGCCGATCGCGATCGTCGTCATCATGCGGGCTCGAGTTCCGGGGTTGTTTTTTTTTCCGCGATCGCCTGCCGGCTCTTCTGAATGTGCGGCAGGAGCGCCGCCGTGATTGCTTCGAACGTGGAGGACTTGAGCGCGCGCAGTGTGTCGCGCCGGTCGTCGGTGGATTGCGCGGGGCTGTAGGGGATCGGCGCATCGTTCTGGCCGACGAGCGACCAGCCGACGAGGTACGCGACGACGGCCGCGAGTGTGCGGTTCCCGGGTTCGTCGGCGAGATCGAGCGCCTCGCCGGCATTCAATTCGGTTTTGACGGTGAGAAACTCGCCATCGGGCAGCGGTACCCGCACGACGTCCGCACTCGCAATCGCATTCCGCCCCATAGAATCCCCTTTGCTACCGCTCCGGCGGCCCCAGGTGCGCCCGTAGACTCGTCTCCCCGATTTCAATCGCGTCGATCGGCCAGGCCCAAAACCCCTGCGGCCGTGCGGCCGTGAACAAGAGCGGCGCCTGGCGCGCCTGAAATTTATCGATCCGCTTGATCGTCGCGCTCAGGATCCAGTGCCCGCCCTCGGCTTTCGTGCGCACGATCTTCCACGTCTCGAGCTCGACGGCGACGCGGTAGCCCCAGAGGACCGCCCCCGCGCCGCCGGTAATCGTCACCGAGTCGAACACGTCACGCGGCCGGCTCGCGCGGCACGTCCCGCCCCTCGAGCGCCGCCGCCCGTTCGGCCCCGAGCCGACGGATCCGCGCTTCGCGGGCCCGCGCCGACAGGGCGCCGCCACTGAGCACGAACGGCCCCGCCGCTTTCCACGAGCCCGACAGCTTCGGCGCCGAGAGGCTCGCGTCGATCGAGGCATCCATATACGCCGGCCCGCTCCAAAACACGAGCGGCTCGGTCGAGCTCGGGATCAGCTTCAGGAGCCCGGGCGTATCCTGTTCCGCCGCTTCGAAGAGTGCGAGCTCTTCGGAGTTGAAAAATCCCGAGATATCACCGCCCGCGTCTTTCATTCCGGGGATGTACACCCGATTGACGTCCCCAAAACAGGTGACGTCTTCGTACTCGGTTTTGAAATCGGCCTTGAACGCATTCAGTGAAATGATTTCGACCGGCGTCGCGCCGCCCGTGGGATCCCAGAGAACCTGCCCGTTGCGCCCTGAAACAATCATGATTCGTCTCCTTCTCTTGCGTTACTTCCCCGGGTGACTCACTTCGATGCGATACCGGCCGCCGCGGCGAAACCATTTGATCGACGGATCGAGCGCGTCGACTTCGGTGAACCCGATCGGCTCTTCGCGGTGCGTCGTCATCCACGTAAAGCCGGCCACGGTGAGCGGCTGATCCTCGAGCAGCGTATCGATCCGCGCCGCGGCTGCTTTGATGTTCGCGCCCGTCACCGTCGACAGCATGCGCGCCTCGACGAGATACACGCCCGCTTCGATCGCCCGCCCGCCGAACACGCCGAGATCCTCGCCGGCCATCAGCGAGACGATGACGAAGCGCGTCATGCCCGGATACCCTTCGTCCCGGTAGACGCCATTCGGGCAGAGCGCCAGGAGCTCGGGATCGCTGCCGAGCTTTTGAATCAGCGCCGCCGCGATATCAGACGTATCCGCCACGGTCAGGCCGCCTTATGTACCGTGAGCCCCGCCGCCTCGAGCAGCGCCGCCAACTTCACATACATGGCGCGCCGATGCCGCATCATCGCCGGGATAAAATTCGGCCGCGGCGGCGCCGGCATGCGGCCGATGTACTTCCGCGCCCCGGTCGCTTTCGTGTAGTAGTACCGCCCGATCGTGCCGAATTCCCACAGGTGCGCATGTGGCGCCTGGCTGCGGACTTGTGCCGCCACGCCGAACGGCCCGATCTCTTTCACGACGACGCGCACGCCCTTGCGCAAGTTGCCGCCGTGATACTTCTCGCCGTCGCCCGGCCCGATCGGATACGCCTCGACGATCTCGTCCTTCGCCGCCTGCGCCGCGTCGATCACGATCGCCGTCGCTTTGCCTTTCAATTCGGCCGGCAGGCGCGCCAGCTCCGCTTTTAATTCGAGAATCCCCTCGAGCTTGAGCTGCGCGCTCATTCGACGATCTCCACGGCGCCGCAGAGCATGCAGCCCGCCTCGATCGCGACTTTGCCCGTCAGCGCGAACACCTGCGCCCCGCGCAGCATCCGGGTTTTGGTCGTCACTTGCGGGTGCAGTTTGCCCTCGACGATATACGTCGCACTACTGATCACCGTGCCCGCGGCGAGCCGCTCGAGATCCGCCGTCGTCGCCTGCGTGACGTTCACTTTCCAGGCGGCCGGCGAAGTGTCAATCCACGTCTCGACATAGCTCCCGTCGCCGTCGGGCGTCACCGGCCCCGGGTTCTGGAACCGCACGCGCGCCGAATAGGTGCCGAGCTCCTTCGGCATTACGCCAGCGCCGCAAACCGGATCCCCGTGAGCACGCGATCGATCGCCGCCCACAGTGCCGGATCCGCGTCCATGAGATCGCCGCGGTGCCGATACAGCCCGCCGAGCATCAGCAGGATCGCCGCCGTGACGGGTTTGGGCACCGTCGCCGCCGTCCACGCCGGATCGGCTTTAGCGGCGAGATAGTCGAGGATCAGCGCTTCCGCCTGATCGAGCTTGAGCTGCAGATCCGCCTCGTCGGGATCGCCGACCGGCATCGTCGGTACCTCGAGATGATCTTTGGCTTGCTGCAGCGTGACGAGCGTCGCCATTACTTCAGCCCTCGCAAGTCCTGCCCGTGCTTCACGGCCAGCGTCCAATCTTTCGAGGTGCCCGGCGCCTCGTCCGTCGTCCGGTTGCAATGGAACATACTGCCGCCCGCCGTGACGACTTGCCCCTTCTCATACGTCGCGCCGCGCACATGCGCGCCGAGATACTCGAACCCCGCCCCGTCTTTGCCGTCGAGCCCGGGCGGCCCCGCGGGACCAGGCGGCCCGGGGATCACCGCTTGCGCCTTGAGCGCGGCGATCTCCGTCGTGAGCGCCGCGAGCGTCGCGTCGGCCTGCGCGATCCGCTGCTGCAGCGGCTCGACGAGCCCCTTCACGGATTCCGCCAGCGTCACGGCCAGGACGTCAGGCCGCATGGATCACGCCCTCGAGTGCTTTGGTGAGCGCCACGGTGAACGCTTTCTCGTCGGCCTCGTCGTCGTCGGGTTCCGGTGCCGGCAGAGCAGACACGGGCGCCGGCGCCGCGGTATCACGCGCGGCGAGCGCCTCGAGGCTGTAGTACTGCTGCTGCGCGAGTGGGGACGCGCCGCCCGGCACCGGCCCGAGCCCGAAGTACTTCTTGCGCGCTTCGTTCGGGGAGAGCGCCCCCGAGCTGATCGCTTGCTGCGCCGCGTTCGTCCGGCTCTCGGTATCCATCCAAATGAGATCGTCGATATCGAATTCGGTGCCGTAGGGCGTCGGGAGCTCGAGCCCCTCGTCGAGCGCCGTCTCGATCCCCGTCATATGCGTTTGCAGACACTGCGCGTAGTACTGCTGTAACAGCGCCTCGGAGTTGCCGTAGGGCGGCGCGTGCGACGAGTCGATCATCGACGCCGGGACGTGATACACCGCACAGATCAATTCAGACGTGCGTTTGTCCTGCTCGATCAGTTGTGAATCGACGGCCGTCATCGTGACGGGCTTATAGTCGAGCCCCATCCCGAGCACGGCGACGCTCCCATAGTTCTCGCCGCCGTACGCGGCCTGCCAGCGGGTTTTGTATTCCGCGGCCTGCTCGTCTTTGATCGCGCCGGGTGCCGTCAGAATCCCCGACGGGCGCGAGCTGTTCGCGAAAAACCGTGTCGAGCTTTCCTGAATCTTGATCCCCTGCAGCGCGCGGCCGCCGCCCGCATAGAGCGGCGAGACCCCGATCAGCCGGTGGAAGACGCAGTTAAAGCGATCGTGAATGATCTCGCGCGCGGGGACGACGTCCGCCTCGACGTCGAGGCCCGAGAGCTGATCGATCGAGAGGCGGTAGTAGACCGATCCGTCGGACGCCACGAGCGGCGTCACGCGCTGCGGATCGAGCACGAAGAGCCCCGTCACCACGCCGCGCTCGTCGCGCGCTTTCAGTACATAGGTATTCCCGAAGAGCAGCTTCGAGAACATCCAGCTTTCGAGAAACTTGCCGATTGTCTCAATGCGGTTCGGCTTGCGCAGGACGGGCGAGAACGCGGGACTCTTCGTCTCGGTCCAGATCCCGCCGTCATCTTGCGCGACGAGCCGGAGCCGGACCTTGCCGATATCGGAGGCGATCAGGGTGACGCACGCGAAGACGATCGGATTCGCCAGCGCCCCCGGCGCCGCGATCTCGTCGTTCAGTTGCCAGGCACCCGTGTAGGGTTCACGGACGATCGGCCACCAGCCGCCACGGGCGGACACCGGCGAGAGATCCGCCGGTGCCCGTCGCAGCTCGAGTCCTAACAGCCGCATGCGTTACTCGGCGCGCTTCGTCCGGCCGTTGCCCTCCGGCGCCGCCTGCACCGCCGCGCCCGTCGGAGACGGCCAGGCCGTCGCCGTCAAGTACTTCACGGTGTTGGTGCCCACGCGCTTCCACGAGATGTAGCGCTCGGCGCGCAGCGCCACGGCGTTCATCTGGAACATGGACGCGTACACCGTCGTGGCATCGACCGGCGACATGGGCGCGCTATCCATCTGCAGCGAGGCTTCCGTCGACGCATCGATCGTCACCCCGCCGTCATCGGCGAACAGGATGTACTGCGGCGCCAGCGCGACGACGTTCGTCGTCAACGTGTTCGACGTGATGAACTGCAGCCCCTTGTACGTGCCCCCGGCGATCCCGATCCCGGGGAATTCCGGCGAGCCGTCCAGGTTCGTGCGGAACGACAGCGCCAGCGCGTTCGCCGGGGAGAGCAGGAACGTCAGCCCGTCGACGGGGATATTCGCCGCCGCGAAGTGGTTGATGAGCCCGAGAATATCCGCGAGCGGGTTCGTCGTGGCGGCCGCCGTCGGCGCGCCGTTCGTGATCGACGCGGGATTGACGCCCGCGACGGCCGCGACGGCCGGGTTGATGAACTGCGCGGCGAGATACGCCGCGATATCTTTCACGAGCGAATCGCGCACGACGGCTTCGGCCGACGGATTGCTGAACCGCACGAGCTCCTGCGAGAGCACGACGATCGCCGCCACTTTGTTGAACCCGAGGTTTTCCATCGCGAAGGCCATCGCGGTGACGGGTTTCGGCTTCAGCTCGCCGACCCACGCGACCACGCCGCCGGCGGTTTGCGCCGGCACGTTCACATTGAATGGGACTTTGCGCAGCCCGTCGATCTTCCCGATGATCGTCGCCGCCCGCAGCAAGGGCAGGAAGTCGGAC